TTGACAACAGGCAGCCGGAAGTCAATGGAAGATTATTACCAGACACTCACGATGGTAGAACGATCTGAATTGATGGCATATATGAAGTCAATAACAAGCCAGCAGTTATATTTAAAGGTGCGAAACCTGGCTGAAAACCTTGCAAAATAATTTTTAAACCTCAAAACAAAACAAATGACAATCGAGAGAAAAAGTATCATCACAGGAAAAACTTCCAGCATGGAACTGCCTGTAACTAATGAAATGCTTAACCGCTGGGTAAAAGGCGAGTTAATCCAGAACGTAATGCCACACCTATCGCCAATGCAGCGCGAGTTTTTAATCAGCGGTATGAGTGAAGCAGAACAAACCAAATTCTTTGGCAGATGATTAAGCTGGTAGCACTGGAGAAAATCTATGGTATGGCGACGAAGACGACCTACGCTGAAAAGCATGAAGAGGTTGTCTTCGTCAAAGACCATTGCGACGAGTACGCAGTATACCTGAACGAAAGGATTAACCAGAAGTTCATCGCCAAGAAAGCAATGGTAGGTGAAATTGAACAGGCAGCAATTATTTCTTTTGTGGAACAAAAAACTAAAAAAATTAATAACAGTCGCAGGACAAAAACTGACGACAAAAACCAAATGGAGATATTCTAGTATGAGATACGAGAATCGACAGTACCAAACTGACCAGATTGACGAAATAGTACGTTTACTGGGCAAGTATAAAAATGTATGCGCGCAGTTACCAACTGGCGGAGGCAAAACAGTAGAGTTCGCACAATTAGCGCACAGGTATTACCACAAGACTGGCAAACGAGTTTTGATATTGGTACATAGGGAAGAGCTGATGCAGCAGACAAAGAAAACGATGGAGGCAATGTTCGGCGAGACAATGAGCCTCATCAAGGCTGGCACACGCAGGGTAGACTTTACCCCAGCGTTTATAGGCATGGTCGAGAGCGTTTACAAAAGACTCGATGATGTGCTGGCGGAAGATATGAATATCGGCTTAGTTATCATTGACGAGGCGCACAATGCAGCCTTCAACAAGATACACAGACAACTCACCAAGGAGTTCATTATCGGCTTCACTGCAACTCCATTATCCAGCAGCAAGAAAGAACCGATGAATAAGTATTACTCAGCAATATCGACTGGACCGTCTATTAAAACGCTTATTAAGTATGGTAGCTTATGCCAGAACTTAACACGTAGCCCACGCGAAGTTGTTGAGAAAGCAAGACTTGCTGTCGCCAATACAGGCGACTACGATATATCCATTATGGCTGAAGAGTTCATGAGAACTAAATACGTAATGAGTACATTCACTGGATATATGAAATACTCACGCAATAAGAAAACGATGATCTATAACGTTAATATTGCGCACAGCCTGGAAGTTACCAAGACGTTCAACCTGTTCGATGTGCCTTGTAAGCACGTAGACGGAACGACTCCGGAAGACGAACGTGCAGCTATCTTCAAATGGTTTCACGATACCGAGAACGCAGTTCTGTGTAACGTAGGTATAGCTACACTCGGATATGACGAGCCAACAATAGAAACAATTATAGTTAACAGAGCCACAACATCTATGCCTTTATGGTTGCAGATGTGCGGCAGAGGTAGCCGACCAATAACTGAAGAATGGATTACCGAGAATCAATTCAGGTATCCTTACACAGTTAAACCGAAAGATCGCTTCCAGATTATAGATATGGGAGGGAATTGTATCTCTCATGGCGATTGGTCAGACGATAGAGATTGGCATTATATCTTTAATAATCCTGACTTCCCAAAGGATGGGGTTGCCCCGATGAAAGAATGTCCAGAGTGTGGCTGTTTCTCTCATGCGGCTGTAATTGAGTGCAAGCACATACTCCCCGAGACAGGCGAAATCTGCGGATACATATTTAACCGCAGGAAGTACGAAGAAGAGAAAGTGTATTCAGAGTTCATTACGGTAACGGAAGACCCTGAACTGGAACGAATGTTGAATAATATAGAACGAGGTAGCTATTCAGCGTTCTTCGAAGCAGCTGTGAAGATGATAAACAGAGCCGAGGAAAACATGGTAATGGATGGAACTAAACGCCAGCAGTTATTCGAGCTATATTTTTCTTTTGTGGAGAAATGGTTTAAGGCTGCTTTTCCTGAACGCTGGTTCAATAGGGAGTGGCACAGACAATTAGCAAAGTATCATTTCGATAAGTATTATTCTTTTAAAAATCAAAAAACAATCGAGTATGTCTCCTAAATTAAACGAGAATCAAATCAAGATCATCAAGTTGCGCCACGAATTAGGCGCAACTTACGAAGAGTTAGCGAAAGAATTTAATGTAACTTTAGACCATGTAAGACGCATTGTAACTGGCAAGCGAAGGCAAGCGGTTAAGAAAGACTGATTTCCACAAAAGAAAAAATATGGTTATTGAAATTTTTGGGAAGCAGGTCGAGTACAATATTGTAGGAGACTGCTGGGAAGTAGTAAGCCATTGTCTTAACCCTAAATGATATGCGACCTTTAGGGTTGGCAACAAGGCATTGCGTATTCACAGAGCCTTGTATATAGATAAAATTCTTGGTGGAAAGGATCTTGACCCAAGTGTCTGTATTCTTCATTCTTGCCATAACAGGAAGTGTATAAGACCTACTCATTTGCGCGAAGGATCTCATAAAGAAAATATGCAGGACAAGCCAAAATCGCATAGGAAAAATCAATACACTAAAAAATAGATAACTATGCCTAACATCTCGCTGTTCGGTTCTATATTTGAACTGAACAGCATTGACAACTTCCCACTCGATTCATACCTACTTGAAGTAAGGGATGGTCAGTGGGAAGATCTTGTCTATCAAGTAAGGAATAAAAAAGATGAAAAAGAGAAAGATGAATTCAAGAAACGACTAAACAGAGTTACATTTTCCGGAGTATTCTCGAGACGAGAGACAAAAGGGCTCTTGGAGCATTCAGGTTTTATTGCAATAGATCTGGATGATTTGGAAGATCCTGAAACAGTTAAGGAACTATTGAAGAATGACAAGTACGTCTATGCGGCATTTATCTCAACCGGAGGGAGAGGTCTTACGGTTTTGTTTAAGATAAACCCGAGTAAACACAGGGAGTCGTTTCTCGGAATATCCAGCTACCTACTAACTAATTACAACCTATTACCAGATCCTCAGTCGATAAGCGTTTCTAAGCCGTTCGGAGTTACTTTCGATCCTTTTTTATACGTTTCAGACAGGAATGTGCCAGCCTTCACCAACTACCCAAAGGAGAAGAAGGTCGAGAAGATCAATAACTTTTCGTTCGCCAACGACGACTTTAACAAGTTACTGAAAGAAGTCGTGAGTCGCGGGATAAACATGGCGGAGGACTACGACAAGTGGCTCAAGATCGGCTTCGCCTTTTCCAGCAAGTTCGGTGAATCTGGCAGGAATTATTATCATCTCATTTCATCTATATCGACAAAGTACAATGCCAAACGTACAGACCAGCAGTATACCTATTGCCTAAAGAGCGAAGGTCTAAATATAGCGTCGATTTCTACATTTTACTATTATTGCAAGGAGCAAGGGCTTCAGATCTTCTCCGAAAAAACACAAAAGATACGTAAGTCCACGATCAACTCCAAGGCTGCCGGTTTAAGCAAGAAACAAATTGTCGAGAACCTGAAGAAGTTCGAAGGGATAGACGACTGCGAACAACTGGTTTCTGATATATTCGACGGAACTGCGAACGTAGGCGATGGCGAGTCTTTGATTGAGCAGCTTGAGTACTTCTTAAGCGCCAATTATTCTCTGGAAAGGAACATGATAACTCGCTTCATCGAGTCGTCAGGCAAGCCGCTGGAGCAACGAGATTTGAACTCGATGTATATCTCGGCAAAGAAGATGATCGAGCTAACTGGTTACGACCTGTTCGAGCGTCTTATAATGTCAGACTTCGTGCCTGGGTACGACCCAATACTAAGATTTTTGAAGCAATGGGATGACGAGTTCGTAGCTTCTGACGCGTTCGAGAGTCCTAACATAGACGCATTTGCCTCCACAATAAAGAACGATCACCCAGAGTTTACCCTCTACTTCTTTAAGAAGTGGTTGGTGAGTGCGATAGCAGCAGCCCACGGAGAACACACTCCACTAATGTTCGTGCTGGTAGGTGAACTTCAGGGTACTGGTAAGACCGAGTGGTTCAGACGAATGATACCTAAAAAGCTGGAGAGGTATTACGCCGAAAGCAAACTTGACGCTGGCAAAGATGATGAAATCCTCATGACTCAAAAGTGGTTCATCATGGATGATGAGATGAGCGGCAAGTCGAAGCGTGAAGAGCAGCGCCTTAAGGAACTCACGTCGAAACAATGGTTCTCGCTTAGAGAGCCGTATGGTAGGATAAATGTAGACCTGAAGCGTATTGCTGTCTTGTGTGCGACTACCAACACGAAGGGTATATTGCGAGATACGATGAATAGACGTGTGCTGCCTGTGTACGTTGACTCGATCGACCAGAAACTGTACAACTCTATCAACAAAGACCTGTTGTTTAAAGAGGCGTATTTTCTTTGGCGTAATGGTTTCGACTGGACAGTGCTATCTGATGATATTGCGTTCTTGAAAACAAAGGAATTCGAGTTCGAGGCGGTGGTAATGGAGAAAGAATTGCTGCTTCTTTACTTCACTCGGGAACAACCTGACACTCATATGACCGCCTCCGAGATCAAGGTTGAGATTGATGAACTTACTAAACAGAAGCTGTCGTTAGACCAGATCGGTAAGCAACTGACCAAGAATGGATTCGAGCGAAAGTCGGTCAAAGAGAATGGTAACTCGGCAAAGAAATGGCTGGTGCGCAGGATTAATCGGAGGAGCGACTACGTACCTCAGATCAAGCCGGATGAGGAAGCGCCGTTTTAATAGAGCCAAGAATTGGGCAATAGTGTGGAACATTATAAGCCCGTTTCACGCTGTTTAAGCCCGTTTTATTGGCTGGCATACATTTATATTAAACCAGAATTAAAAGCCCGTACTGGGGCTGTCTGGTGGCAAGAATCGCAAGATACGGCAAATGTATGTTATTTTTTTGTGGCAAAACTGTATTTCTATTCGCTCTCGTATGGCAAGACAACTACCGGAGCTGGCTGGGTAGGTTTAACATTTGATTAACATTCCTTTAACACGTTATTAACATTGACTATTGTAACTTCATGTTTCAATATTAATAACGCACACATGACAAAGAAAACTTACACGATCGAGGAGATCAGAACAAAGCTCCGGACAGATCAGAAATGGACGGAAAGAGCCATTCTTAAATTGTACGAACGTCAGACTGCCGACGAGCAGCAGATCGAAAGAACTAAATGGATGAACGGAGTCGGCTTCAATGCGACAGATAGCCGTCGGTTATCCAGGTATGCAGAGTGGCTGAACAGCGGCAAGAAGCTGTCTGGCGAACACGTACAGATCGCACAGCGCATGGTCGCTAAGTACGCTGGACAGATACTTGAAATGATCGAGTACAAACAATCAGTTCTTGAAATGGCAGAGGAGGTATCAAATGCGTAAGTACATCATCACACTGAACAACGGCGGAGTTATAGAAGAGAATGCTCTCGCTATTATTGTACGTAACGACTGCCTCGGTGGCAATATCGTTAACTTCATGAAGGATAACGGTTATAGCAGCCTGTCGGAAAGAGACATCAGCGAAATCATTGAAGACGGCAAGGATGATGGCGGCAGGGTATTTTTACCTGAGCAGCCCAATATGAACACAGATCAATTTATCAGATTCTTAAAATTTAAATACTAAACAAATGACACACATTCCAGGTTTAGACAAATGGTTAACGACTCCTCCCGAAGACAGGGAGGATTTAAGCTACGATTTTTATGCAGAAGAAGTTGAGTCCGCAATGGGCGGAGAATGGCAGAGCTGGTACGAGCCTATTGTTCGCAAGTGCTACGACAACTGCATCGGAGTTTACAGGTGCGCAGACAGACTTCGTGAAGAAGCCGTTGAACGCCAAATTGAAAAGGAGGAGTACAATGACTAATACAGCCAGCGAGTTACTCGCACCGCAGCCAGCGCCAAAGTACTTCTTCTGCCTCCAGATCAAATCGAAATGGGGCGCAGATTGGTTTATGACAAGTTCATTCGCCTACGAAACATTTGAACAGTACAGGGAGGCAGCCAACAGCTCCGGTTCAGTTCCTGACGATGATGTAGTAGCTTACACTCGCATACCAGAGAGCGCAAAACGTGCCGAAGAAATTTTAAACGACTTACATTTTTAATATGGTACACATAATCAGTTTTCTAATATTCGCCAGCTTCTGGTATTTTGCCACAAAGAAAAACAAATAAGATGTTATATTACTCAAAGATCAAGACCAACATTCAGCTTCTTCCTGATTTATCCACAAAAGAAAAAGAGCAGGCTTACGAGTTCATGAACTACGTATTCCAGCCAGCGTTCTACAACAGGGTACACAGTGTAAGCGCAGAGGCGGCAGAGAAAATAGTTACAAACGGATTAGGCATAATTACAGGTTACTCAACGGTGATGCACTAATTTTAATTTGATGGTAGTCGGAGGCGAGAAACAAGGCGTAAACGGTAGGTTCGATTCCTGCCCTCCGACCTAAAACTTAAACACAAACAAATGACAAACAAACTAAAATCAGATCTCGCGCTCATGGTAATCGAGGCGTACGATCATCTCGAAGCTCCGGAGGAGTATTTCAGCGACAGGTCAGATGCCGATTGCGACCAAGACGGCTACATTCCAAACGAGGAAATGAGGCGCCTCCACAATGTTCAGAGAGCGCGTGTGCTTCTGGAACGAGTAAAAACAATCTTATTAACCACAAAAGAAAAAAGTAATGTTTGAATCAGTAATAGATATGTTGATGCTTAGTTATTACGGCATCTACGACGACAACCGCGACAAGATCGAGGAAGGGGAAGACGATTTCTCCAAAAGCAAGGAGCGCAAGAAAATGAACGAGCTGGTACAGGCTATCGTTATTCTTTACCAAAACAAGAACGGGAGACCATAACACTTACAGATAATGGAAAAGAAAAAATCAGCATGGGACGAGTTAAGGGAAGGACTTTGGGAATCACGTATTCTCGGAGTTATGGCTCAATATTCAATGACTCGTGAAGAAGCACTTGAGCAAATAGCATTTGAAGATAACGAATACAGACAACAGGAGGAAACTAAATAATGGACACAATTAAAGTAATAAAGATAGACGTTGCCGAGAGGCGCGTCTATACTTGCGAAATCGAAAACTCGCTGGAAGGTATGTACGAGGCAATCGGCTGCCAGACTGTCGAAAACGTATTTCTGGCAACTCGGCATCACTTGATCATAGACGAAGATGCTGGACTATTCCGCAATGATGATGCCAAGTTCAGGATTGACTCCGGCTTCACGAAGTTCAACGTGATAGGCGATGCGCTGATAGTAGGCATAACTCCTGACGGAATTGATTGGACTGACTGCACACTAGACATCGAGGAGGTGCGAAGGAGGATAGATTTTTTATAACCTAAAAATACAAAAGACATGATTTCCACAAAAGAAAAAATGGAAGGGCTGGCTCACTTAGAGCTGGCTTTTCCCACTATGACACTTTCACAGCTGCGCTCAAGAATCGAGGCGGCAGTCAATGACGGCAACTTCGTAATCGAGTACAACATGAGAAACGGATTCGCCAGATGGGAAGAATTCGAGGACGATCAGTTCATCGCCAGCCCTGGAGTTGCGGTTGCTCTGGCATTCGTCGATGAGTGCACGCCTGAGCTTACTGATCGAGGCGCGCGTGCAAGGAGACTTGGATGGGGCTGGTATTACCTGATGCACTTCGAGATGGCGATTAACTCGCTGTTCGCAGGAGATATTCGCGCCTACAATCACACCGAGTACTTCCCGCGCATTGACGACTCGATACGGCTGCCAAAGATAACTGCGGAGAATATTGATTTACTTTACAAAGCGATGAAATGATAAAGTTACTGATCAAGATTGACAATGTGCTGGTAGATATCCTCGCCAATGAGTTACTACCAGACGAGAACAGGGTGCTTAAACTTGAGCGCAGACTGGAGGACAGCACCGAGTTCACTGGGATAACTACGATTGAGCATATGCGCAAGTTCTGCTTCAAGTATCACATAGACGAGCGGCACTTAAGCCCGCCGGTGAAGATACCTGAAAAACCCGAGATTGTCGGCAAGGTGCATATCAAGAACCCTGACAGCAATTACTCGTACTGTATGCGCGAGAGCAAGGACAGCACTGTTGTTCCTAAATGGCAACTCGCTCAGAATCATTCTCTCGACAGCGTATGTAAGGCGTGCTGGAATATACTGCACCCAAAAGGCAGAAAGGCGGATTTAGGTTTGCTCTCTGATATTCTCCCAAAAGCAGCATTACGCCAGTACGAGCGCAGGGCAAACGGAGACGAACGCGCCGAGGCAGAGGCAGCAATGAGGCGCAAACCGGAGGACAAGAAGCCTTTCCAGCACAAGGTACATATCCAGCACCCACTAAGCGAGGACGACGATGTGAAGTCATTCTGCCAGAGCGACGGAGATAATAGCACGATAACAGACATAGATCACCTGCGCCAGTACACAGACGATCAACTGTGCAAGAACTGCCGTCGCCGCTACTGGGACTACACTCACCCCAATTCCCGCAAAGGAAGAGGGAATAAAGGCAGGTTTCCACAAAAAGAAAAATGATTAGGTTGCGTCTGCTTCAGTTAGTGTGGCTGGTTTAAGTTCATCCTTTTTGGATTAGGCGTAATTTGTAACGTATTGATAATCAATCGTTTATGAGTGGTGCTGTAGTGGTAAGCAAGTGGTAAGCAGAATTTTCGAGATTGCCATTTATAACGTATTGATTCTCAATATATTATACGATCCTAGATAGGTGGTAATCAACATTCCATATAGCGACACCGGAAATCGACTCATGTGAACTACTGTACTATAGTGTCTTAGTTAAGATAATATATTTTATTATTTTATGCTGGGTGCTATATAACGATTAATTTTCCAGTTTTTAACCACGCGCAAGTCATTAAGAATCAATACGTTATAAAATTCGTAACTTTGACCAAAAAAGCCCAGTTTAGGACCACGCAAGTCATTGAATATCAATACGTTATAAAAAATGGCATTTTTACCAGTTATTAAAAGAATTTGTAATATTATGACAAGATCGGACACAATTTACAGGAAACTGTTACATTTCACAGAGGTAGGAAAAGCCTATACGCTGGCGGAAAACGACCTACTTGCGGTATTAGAGCGGTTGAGGAGGCGTAGGAGGGATGGCAAACAATTTAAGTACAAACAAGTAAACAACGGAGAATACCTAATATGGAGAACAAAATGACCGAGTTACAGCTACAGGCAGCGTGTACTGTCTGGTTTCAGAACAACATGAGGGAATATAGAGGCAGATTTCGACGTGTAAAGAACGAAACTGACCTCAAGGGAAAGTTCGGTGCGAGGATGGGTGCGCTGAACAAAACGACAGGAATAGTCGCTGGCACATGGGATGCCTTTCTCATGGTCGAGCCGATCGTATGGATAGAGTTCAAGACCGATGCCGGAGCTTTATCTACGGACCAAAAGGAGTTCAAAGCGATTGGCGAGAAACTGGGCTGGAACTTCGTGGTGATAAGGACGCTGGACGACTTCAAAAACATGATACATTTTTTCTTTTGTGGAAAATAAAAAACAAGTAAAACGATGCAACTATGGAAGATATGACTATCAATCACTGGATGGTAACCGCCAGAACCAGTGGCACGAAAGCGGAGGATCTATGGGAGGACGCTAAGACGTACTTCATGTGGTGCGAGAGCAACCCGATCTACAAGCAGGAGATGATTAAGCAGACTGGCGCGATAGTCAGTACCTGTTTCCCGAGACCATTTAACCTACCGGCACTGTGCCTGCACTGCGGGGTGGCGGTGAGTTACATCAACGACTTAGCCAGAAACAAGGCTGCTGGAGACTACCATTTGGTAGCGCAAAAGATACTGCAGGTGATATACTCGCAGAACCTGGAGTACGCCATGGTAGGTGTCTTCAACGCCAATGTAACCATGAAGAAACTCGGGCTGGGAGATGACGACAGGAGTAATGCTGCGGCGACTATCCAGATCAGCGTGGTCAAACCTGAGGGCACTCCAGCCCTGGAAGACAATGAATTTGAAAACGAGAATTCCTAAAACGCATTTGGAGAAAACGCATTTTCAAAAAGCGAGATTCTCAGGAATCCAAAAGAGAAAAGTCTGAGAGAGCATTTGACTTCCGCGAATGGAGACTGATGCATTTTCTTTTTGTGGAAAAATGTCTACGAAGATCTTCTTCCCCAACGAGTCCAAGAATCTCCACAGGGTAAAAAGTTCCCCAACTTGGGCAATAAGATCCCCTTCCCCAAGTTGGGGAGGAAAGTCCACAGTTGCCAGCCAGCCAATACATTACAGATAATTGTAATATGACTCCGCTGGGTGAGGTAGGTAGTGTCAGGTAGTAGGTATAACATACAATACAACAATTTACGTTAGAAAAACCAAGCCGGAGCGACTTTCACAAAGATTTAACATTTGGCGCTGGGTGATCACATATTAAAGAAAATTGTAATACGACTCGAGAGAAGGTAGCCCGAAGGTACGGAAAAAATTTCAAAGGGAAAAGTTAAAATAAATTTGGAGCTGGCGGCAACATATTAAAGTTTTTTTATATGCGACAGGCGAGAAGGTAGCCCGAAGGTACGACGAAAATTTGGATTAAAAAAGTTAAAGTTTAGTTAACGTTAAAATCGGAGAGGTAGCCCGAAGGTACGAAAATTTTTTGGAATATCCAAGTTAAGGAAATGTTAAAACCAGCCAGCCATGACCTGGGGCTGCAAACCTGGGGTGTCATGCCAGGTTTAGTTAAAATATGTTAAGATCAGGGTTTAACTAAAACATTAACATTTGGCTGGGCTTGGCTGGGCTGGGCTGACAGCCAGCCTTTTTGATGAATAGCTTTATTTGGCGTTTTAAGCCGTATTACAGCCAGCTTTACACGTTTGCATACATTATGCCAGCCAGCCTGCCGATCGTTGAAATTTGGGGAGATTTGCTATTTTTGTTATATGTAGCTGGCTGAGGATCAATTGTTTATGTGTGCAGCCAGCCAGCCAGCCAGCCAGCCAAAAAAGCTGGAATGTTAACGATCAGAAAAAACCTGGGCTTTAACATCATTTTAAGGAATTAATGCTTATATACGCGCAGGCATACGATTACATTATATAAACCAGCCAGCCAGCCAGCCAGCCAGCGCCAAACGATCAAACGTTAAAGATATGTGAAAGGTAAGATCAGCTGTATTTTGTATTGATCGCTGGCATATCTTTGCTGCTCAATATTAAAATTATGAAACAAACAAACAAAAACAGCCAGCTCCAAGAAAATATAATTGTATTATTTACTTTCGGCTTTATTGTATTTATGGTAATAGCTGCATTATATCAAATTAATTAATCAATCAATCAATCAAACAAACAAACAATTATGACTCAGATTATCATTCCCGCTCACATTGCTTATTTCATTGTATTTTTACAGGCTTATGCTGTATGTTTATTAATAGCTGGTTTAATGGGATATGCAGCCAGCCAGCGCAAAAAAGCCAGCCAAACAAAATCTACACATTAACATTTCATTAACAACGTGGTGTTGTATCATCACATATCTTTGTAATTCAAATTTAAATCATCAATTATGTCAAACGGTAAAAAAGGTAGCTCCGCCAAAAGTGAGCAAATAGTTTTAGATCAGCCAGTTATTGATCAGCCAGTTATTGATCAGCCAGCCAGCGACGAACAAGCAAACGGCAAACCAGCCAGCGACGAAGCAGCAAACCAGCCAGCGCCTCCTCCGGTTTTTATGTTGCCGATTATTGCAGCCCGCGAAGCTGAAGACAAGCTTAACAGCGATAAAGCCAGCCAGCTATTTGAAGCATTTATTAATGCTAAAAAAGAATATGTTGCCGCAAACGTTGAAGACAATTTTGCCCAGACAGAGCGCGTATTAACAGCTCAGGCAAACGTGAAATTAGCGGATGAAGCTATTACCAGCCACGCAAAAACGATTGAGCTGTTAGGGCTGGAAAGGGCTGAGAATGATCATAAACTGATCAACAAATATGTTTTGTGTGAAGCTTTTGGTATTGATATAGCCGCTTTAGATATTTTGATCGCTAAAAGCGCTGATGTAAAAGATACATTAAAGCCAGCTTTCACCGCTGTTTTTGGCAAACCAGTTTACTTCGCAAAACAGGGCGAGACGTCTAAAGCGCTTAACGCCAATAAAAAGCCAGCCAGCGACGCAAACGGCGACGCAAACGGCGAAGCTGCGGACGACAAAAAGGCAGAAATTAGAGCTGACTTAACGGCAGGTATGACTTACGCTGAATTGCTTCAAAAATACCCAACGAAGCCAAAAGACGCGCCGATCAATTACAATAAATTGAATGGTACAGTGCGCACCGTTATAAGCGAGGAAGGCTGGTCCAAACAAGCTGACGGAAGTTATACGCTAAAAGCAGCTGAATAGTTAAAGTTATTACCTCAGCCGTTTCACGTGAAACGGCGAGGTTTAACAAAATTTTAAGTTAAACCTGGAATGTTAAAAAAAAGTTAAAAAAATTCCAGGTGCGCCCTTGGTTCTCCCACAATTCGTCTGTCAACTTTCGACCTGTGCATAAGTTTATTTGGTTAATTCATTTGTTCTCCTTACCTTTGGTTTTTAATGCAGCACCGCACTCCGGATACCTTAGCCACGAGGAGTGTTAATCGCAAAGTATCTGATTCGAGAAACGCGATTATCCTTAGACCGGTGCTTAAAAACTGAAGGGATAGAAGCCGAGGGCGGCAAAAAGTTTTCCTATTATTATTGAACCCATGAATTTTTTCTTTTGTGGAAGTAAAAAATGAAAACATCTATCATCTTCGAAGAAACACTCGCGCTGATGCGAACGCACAGGCGTATTCAACATCAGGGCGGGCAGTCGGCAGGGAAGACAGTTAATATTCTTGCGGCGATTGCCAAGGTGCTGGCGGAAGAGCCGAAGGTGGCGACTGTTACCTCGATGAGCTTTCCGCATCTGAAGGCTGGCGCGATGCGAGACTTTGACCGGTACGTCTTGCCGGAGTTTGCACCTGCTGTGAAGCAATACCGGAAAAGCGACTCGACCATTCTCTGGAACAGCGGCGGATTACTGGAGTTCAGGACTTACGAGACGGAATTTGACGCGAGAGGACCTAGGCGGAATATCCTGTTTGTCAACGAGGCTAATACCTTTGACTACATGACGTGGTGGCAATTAGATTCGCGAAGTGAATTAAGCATATTGGACTACAACCCTACCATCAGATTCTGGGCGCACGAAAAAGTGAAGGATGAGCCAGGAACTGCGTTTAGAAGAAGCTGGCACGTTCACAACCCTTTTCTAACAGAGCAGCGACACTCGGAAATCGAGGGGATTAAAGACAAGGAACTGTGGAAAGTGTACGCTCGCGGATTGACCGGCAATGTCAAGGGAGTAATCTACCCTGATTGGGAGATGACTGATTTTATCGAGTGGTCAGATCCTTTTTTCGCTATTGACTTTGGATTTACCAACGATCCTACGGCAGTGGTGAAAATCGAAAAGGTTAAAGAAAAGATTTATGTGGAAGAGATAGCTTATGTTACTGGTGCTATGACTGCACAGCGTATCCAGTCTTGTTTAGAGGCTAATGGATACACAGACAACAGTATTATATACTGTGAACATGAGCCTAATATGATTAAGCAGATGAAGCTGTTAGGCTTAAGAGCCGTTGCTGCGAAGAAAGGACAAGGTTCACTCAACGCAGGAATAGAAAAGCTAAAAGAATATCAAGTTTATTATAGGGGTAGGAATATCAAGACCGAGCGCGACAAGTACATCTGGGAGATTGACGATCTTGGTAATCCAACTAACAAACCGGTAGATGCTAACAACCACGCCTTGGATGCCATAAGATACGGCGTTTACTCGCACTTCTACCGAGAATGACATTTGGCGAGTCAGTTCTGCCGGACTCTATATTTATATAGGACTACCTAAAGATGGCTCGCCTTAATTTTGCAACGTAAAGTGTCAGGGGGTGGGAAAAACTCGGGAGGTAGACCTCACCCCCTTTTTAAAAGATCACTATGAAGAAAATAACCTGTGCATTTTTCTTTTTGTGGATAACTGCCTTTTGTTATTCGCAACAAGTTCCGTCTGTTCCCGAGACTTGGGGAACTTGGGGACTCGGTTATATCAAGAACAACAATTCTCTTAATATCTACACTGGATACAATATCCAGGGATTTCATATGTACGTTTCTTGGGATATGTTAGAGCCTACTAAAGGAAACTTTAAATGGGATGAGTTAGACAAACAATTTCAATTATTGGCAGACGCTAAATTGTGGATTGGAGTTCAAATACTCGTAGGTCCTAACTGCCCTTCTTGGATTTACAACAATGTGCCTCGAGTAATGACTACCGGAGGACAAGACGATGGACCTTATCCTTATTACCTTGACAGAGATTACAAAGACCGGTATTTTTTTCTTTTGCGGAAAATGGGCGAGCATATAGAAAATTTGCCTGCTGATATTAAAAAGCGTTTTATGTACTGGCAGATTTCAGAAGGTTCTACTGGAGATGGCGAACCTTACAAAGGCGATGTTGTAGAACAGCAATACGCTATCGACTGGTACACATGGGATGCTTACAAGAAAGCCGCATGGGATAGTGCGAATGTTTACAGGGCAGACAACTGGTATCGTTTACAGTTTAACACCGGAAACTTTGGAGAAAATCTACAGTATGCAAACGCTCGGTTTCCTCGAGACCAACAGAAGAATGGAACTCTATCTCACTGGTACGGTTTTGATGGTGAGATACTTTATTACACTAGACAATACAAAGACTTTTTACGTTTACCATTTAGTTTAAGAACACGAGGTGAAGTGCAAGATAATTTCAATAGAGACTGGTGGATGGAAGCTCCTGTAAAGAATGCTTTCGCGCTGGTTTGTTCAGCTCTTTCTGGCGGTCTTGATATGATGAACATAGCTGGTGGTTACATCAACTCTACATTAGACACAAGACCGACAGCCTTTTTTAATAAGTATGCAGGTTTGAGATTTGCCGCTCAGTCAAACAGAGGATTTATCGCCTTAAGAGATGTACCCGACTTTTCTGATACGATTCGTTTTCCACAAGAAGAATATGGAAGAGTTATACCCGCTTCGCAGGAAAACGCCTTCCTAAATCGTATCGAAAAGATAGAGAACAACCCTAAAGACTCTTCCATGTACAAGTACTGGCAGAAGATGAAGGCGATTGTTCAGTATCTTAACCCTGCAAGAGTACAGAAGATAACCGAAGAATTTGCACCTGCTGGAGCGATGTACAACGAAAGCGGAGACGACTTGCACAATGATTTTGGAGTGAACATGGTTAATAACTACTTCATGTTCATCACTCAGTTGAAACCGGATGAAACTTCTATTGGTGGTTGGAGAGTAGGACCCGATACGAGTATGTACGGAAGATACTGCCGATTGTTCAAGATTGAGCGTAATGTAGGCGAGATGTTATTTCAATTCAATGAGCGTCTTGTTGAGCCAGGTGAGAACGTGAAGGCTACTATAGTTTACTTTGATGTTGCAGGCGGAAAATGGTCTATTAACGGAAGCAACAAAAGAGTAGTTGTAACCAACACTGGAACTAACCAATGGGTAAAGAAAGAAGTTGGACTAAACAATTTTGTTCCTAATACTGAACGTGAAGGTGCAGACTTCAGTTTACAATACGAAGATGGAGCTAATACTCCTTTTGCACTAATCGAGGTTGAAGTAAATTAATAATTCGAGACAAACCGCAGTAGTTAGGTCTATGAAGCGGGCACGAAGTACTGAGAGGCGTGGTTAAAGAATGTCAGGACTCGAATTATTCATTGCATTTTTTCTTTTGTGGAAACCAAAAAAATAATAAGTTATGCCTGCTTTATTAATCTTTTTATTGTACTCTGCCATTGGTGCTTTAATAATTTACGGTGTACTGTACTTCATTAATGCCACACCTAAAGTAAGAACACTTGTGTGGATTATATACGCAATCATAGTTCTTTTGTACTTAATATCACTAAATATATGAGCGATTTCAAAGACAGACTAAGTATCGAGCAAACTTTGCTTAATGACAAAATTAAGAAACTTGCGGCTTTCATTAATAGTGCTCAATTCGATGTAACCGAAGAAAGGCAAAGAGTATTACTTGAACTTCAGCTTCACGTAATGAACACATACAGTAAGATACTTTATGAACGCATTAAAATATTAGAATGAACCCAAAGTACATAGTCTACATAAGAACTTGGTGGATATTTCATAAGCAGTTTGTAGCTTGCGATGAAATACATGGTACTAAAGATGATGATATTGTACTTTGTAAAATTGGAGATGAAGTGGTTGCAATTTTAGATAGAAAACTTTTCAAATTCGCAAAAAGAATAAACTATGCCGAGAGAGTTTGACTGGAATAATTGGACAAGCGGTGGTTTGCCTGTTACCAGACAACCTGGCTTGTTTGGCAGTATAGCCACTCAGGTTATGAAAGGTACTAACGTAGACTTCATACCTTTGGATAACAACTCCAATGTTATGGATGTAAAAGACAGTCCGTTATGGAAAGGTCTTGAATCTAAAGAAATGCAGTTCTGGGCTTATTGTTATTGTTCTCCTCTCGCTTCTGTTATTGACCGTCTTGCTGATGCAGATATTAACGGCACACTTATGTTCTTACGCAAATCTGATGATAGCGATTCTAATTCTGCAATCGTAAGAAAGGTAAAGGCACTTTTAATGCGACCAAATGCTTTGCAAGACCAATTTGAATTTCGTGCAGAGCAAGTGACTTACAAAAAGACTTACGGTTATGCCCTTATCTACGGAATGGGTATGACTGATGATAACCCATTAACCTGTTCTTCTTTGTGGAATCTGAACCCTTTTTATTGCGAGCCTATAAGAGACGACAGTTTTAATCCTTATAATCGCAAAAAGTCAAATCCTATTAAAGAATGGAAAGTACGTATATTAGGTAAAGACTATACGATACCTGCCGATAAGATACTGATATTGAAAGACTCGTATCTACCTCGCCACAGAGATGAACTCGGGCTTCCTATATCCAAGATCAGTGGACTGGACTGGGCGATAAGCAATATCTGCGCCGCAATGGAGGCAGATAATGTGCTGTTGCGTAAGAAAGGTCCACTTGGTTTTATTTCACAAGATACAGCCAAAGATCCTATTGCCGGTTATGTTCCTCTAAGTCCAAAAGATAAAGCCGAGATTCAAAGTGATTTACAGGCTTACGGTTTAACTTGGGCGCAATGGCAGTACGTAGTTACTCGTCATGGTTTGAAGTGGAATCCAATGTCTTTTAATGTAAAAGATTTGGACACGAAAGGAACTATTAGAGAAGGCATTGATATGATAGCAGATAGGTACGGCTATCCTGCGGAGTTAATGTCTGGCAAGAATGCAACCTATGAAAATCGTACAAGTGCCGAAAGGTATCTTTATAATTCGACAGTCATTCCCAGCAATATGCGGGATATGTATAGTATTAGCTATTGGTTTGGAATGACTGAAGATTATATTTACTATGATTACACAGATTACCCTGCAATAAGAGATACCAAAGTAACTCAAGGACAAGGTATAAAATCTTTATCAGAGGGTTTATTAATTCAGTTCCAAGCCAATGTTATTACTTTAAATCAAGTAAGACAAATATTAGAACAGAATACAGTGCCTGGAGATGATTTGTATTATGGCTCTGAAGAGTACAAAGAAAAGTATGGAGCTAATACTCCAGAACCAACCGTTGCTAAGCCTATGGAAGAAAACACACCGCCAAAAACAGATGGAGAAAATTAGTTATTTAAATGGAAGAGTTATTTGTGAAGTAAAAGATAATGGATGCCATGAGGTTATTAGTCATAAGCAAGGCGCAAACGGCTATCCTCAAATTAGATATAATGGTATTGCTTCTACTATTCATAGAGTAGTTTATATGTTTGAAATCTTAGGAGTTTTGAAACTTGATGGCACTATGGATATTTGCCATACTTGTGATAACAGAAAATGTTGCAACACAGAGCATTTGTTTAGCGGAACTCGACAAGATAACGTAAGCGATATGGTTGAAAAAGGTAGAAATTCAACAGGCAAAAAACATGGAGATACTTGTAGAGGAGAAATACAAGGTAATTCAAAATTGACTGAAATCGAAGTAAAATTGATAAGATTAAAGTATGAGCTTGGTAAAAGGAAATGTGATTTAGCTGAAGAGTATAATGTTAGTCATAAATTAATAAGGAATATTATAAATTATAAAACTTGGACTCATGTTTGATAAAACTATTCATCCAAAGGTATTAGAGCTCAAACGTAGAGCTGGTACTATAATGAAAACTCCGCCTGTTCATGTAAATGTACCTAAGCCGGAAGATTTTCTTACATTACTTGACCAAAGAATTGTGCGAGGCTATTCTTCTCTGTGGACAAGCAAAAATTCACATGATGAACTCTTTATCAAGGGAGCTTATTCAAAGAGCATTGATGAAAGAGGGCCTAAATCAAATTCTACTCAACCGATTAAGTTTCTTCGGCAGCACAATCAGGGAGATATATTATCTCTTTTTGAAGAAATCGAGGAAGATGATTTAGGGTTGAAGTTTCGTACCAAGCCGTTAGACCCTGTTGATTCTGCTGACAGAGTTTTGATACAGCTGCGCTCTGGCACGTTGAACAATTACTCTAATGGTTTTTTACCAGTTTGGTCGAAAGCCGAGTATGATTCAAAAACAGACACAGTAATTTACGCCGAGGCTAAGTTATTTGAAATCAGTACTGTTGGACTCGCATCTGATGCAAGCACATTTACGATAAGAACACTCGATGAATTTGATGAAGAGCAATTGAATCTCACAGACGAAATCGAGTATTATATAAAATCATTGCCAAGAGCGCAACAACTCGAGGCACGATTTCTTTTCGCTCGCCAAAAAGCACTCTCCGAACTGAAGCCGCCAATTGCACTTCAGCCTCCTAAAGAGCCGGTAAAGGCAGCACTGAATCTTGATTATTTAATTAATAATTTTTAACCAAATGAAAAAAGAATTTTTCAATCCGGCTATGGTTCGCTTTGTAGAACCAATTACCGGAAGAAGCTACAGGCACAGTCGTAGTCTTCGTTTTGGTTCAGGCTGTTTCCGTACCGATGCGGGAGTTGCCGAAACAGAAGAAGAAAAGGTTGCAGACCTGTTGAAAAAAGTAAAAACAACTGCGGAGTCAGAAATGAACTTGCGTGGCGCAACAAAGGAGAACATTGACAAGTTCAATGGTATGCTTGCAGAGTGGGCTAAACTTCCTTTGGAAGCTGTAAGGGCACTTGCTGATGAAAACACAGGCATTTTGAAAACAGTGCAGGGTTTAGCTGCAAGGGTTGAAGGTATTGAAAACGGAACAGGTGCAGGTGGTAAGAGACCACTTACTATTCGTGAACAAATTTTGAAATACCAGGAAGAAAACAAAGATGTTTTCACTCAAATTCGTGAAAAAAGGAAACAAATTCCTTTGCCTGAATTTGAACTCAGTATTCGTGTTCCTGACGTTCCTCAGACACCGGCTGTATCTATTGGAGCTAACACTGCCGGCTATTTGTCTGGTTATACTTTAGAACCTGGCTTGAATGACATTCCGTCTAACCCTTTCGTGTTCTGGAATACGATTACAAAAGGTCGTACAGGTAAGAATACGATAGTTTGGGTGAATAAGACAAACAGGGAAGGCGCTGCCGGTTTCATTGCTCCAGGTGTTCTTAAACCTTACATATCTTTCGATGTTGTTGCTGCACTTGCAAGCGCAATCAAAGTTGCCGCTGCCGATAAGGTTGCATTGGAACTTTTGGAAGACGTTGACCAATGGGAAAGCTGGATAAAAGATGAACTTCGCTGGCAGATTTTATCTGCTGTAAATACGAAGTTGATGGTAAATCCTGCAACTGCCGGTGAGCCAACTGGTATCAAAAACCTTTCAGTTGCATACACGCTTACAACAGTTAAAACTACCAACCCAGGAAATGCCGATGCTCTTCGTGCCGTAGTTGCTCAAATTCGTTCAGGTAATTTGACCGGAGATATAACTATCTTCATCAACCCTGCCGACAGCGCAACTATGGATATGCAGAAAGCTTCAACTGCCGGTGTTTATATGTTGCCTCCTTTTATGACCAACGATGGCAAGACTATTGCCGGCGCAAAGGTAGTTGAAGATGCAAACATACCAGCAGGTTTCTTCCAGGCAGGTATCTTGCGTTATTACAAGATCTTGATTTACAAAGATATGGTAATTTCCTTTGGCTGGGAAAATGATGATTTCCGTAGGAACTTGCTTACGTATCTGTGTGAAATGAGATTCATACAGGCGTTTAACACTGCTTACACTGGCGCATTCGTTTATGACTCTTACGCTAATGTTAAGACAGCGCTTATAGCTCCGTAACCGAACCATTGTATTTTTCTTTTGTGGAAACCAATTTTTAATATTCTAATTTAAGTACAATGGCAAAAGCTAAAGTTCAAAAAATCGAGTTGGAAAAGTATACAGAGCAATTTGTAGCTCTGCTCCCAACCGCAAAAGATCCTTATCACGAACAAGGTGTAGTTTACAAAGTTCATCCCGATGTAGCAAAGCGTTTTGTAGCCACAGGTTTGGCTACAGAAGCGCCTGAAGATTGGGAAGAAGAAGAAAACGAATTTGAATTTTCTGAAGAAAACGAACAATAAAGAAAGCTCATGGCGAACTTAATTGATACCTCTTTTTTCATTGGGGAGATAAACATTCCTAACACAGGGAAGCTGGAAGTGCAGGAAAGTCTTACTCACTTTATAACGAAGTACGAGAATGACCTGCTTCATCAGTTACTTGGTTATGAACTATGGAAAGCTTTTAAAGCAGATCCTACATCTCCACGATTTACTAAACTTGTCAATGGTGTTGAATATTATGAAGGAATTAGAAACTGGGGCGGTCTAATCCGTAGTAACGGAACTACTAAGCTCAGTTTGATAGCTAATTATATTTACTACCATTGGTTAAAGGACAAGGAGATCTGGAATAGTGGGATAGGCTCTGTAAAGCCTACGCCTAATCAGGCGATCAATATGTCTCCAGGTTTGAAGATGGTTGAGGCTTGGAATGATATGTCTGAGCAAATATATGAGTTCAATGATTACATGAGTTTCTCTAAAAATGACGTTTACCCAGAATGGTCTCCTTATGGTCTCTGGCAGTTCAAACGTACAAACGACTTTGATATATGAAAAGCAGCGTTGAGAATGTAGAAAGCGTATTCGTAGTTGATATTATCAAGGAAGTGGTAGATAAAACTGCCGCAGACTTGGGTATCGGTATAAACTATGCTTACGGCGACGCTGTAGACATTCTGAGGAATTTAAAGGACAAGGACAACAGCGTTTCACAAAAAGATACTAAGTATGTGTTAATTGCGCTATATATGCCTTTCACTGAAAGGCGTGGTAACATAGGAAACACTGCTTTGTACGCTGATGTTGTTGTAAGAAGAATAACTATTGCGGCGCTTACTAACGCTGATTATGAACCTGCCGAAAAGTACGCTAATGTTTTTAAGCCAATACTTTATCCGGTTTACGAGAGGTTCTTGATTAACTTTGCTCGCAGTAAATACATTTCTTGCAAAGACCCTAATACGGTTCTTCATACCAAAGTCGATATGATTGGCTACATGAGAGTATACATGAGAATAGAAGGAGTAAACGACTTCGTAGATTGTATAAACCTTGATAATTTTCAATTTTCTGTAAATCAACAAAAATTTTGTTAACATGAGTGCAATAGTAAGAGCTTGTACAAGTTCAACGAGCTTTAAAAATAGCGGCACTGCGTCTAACCTGTTTCCTCAGGCAACAGCTATGATATTTGTTGTTAGTCCAAAACTCAAGTTCACGCTTGCAGATTTGAACAACCCAGATATTATTTCTGTCTTTACCGAGTGGATTCATGCAGACGGAGACGACCGTATCTACCCGCTCTTTGGGAATCAAATTCCTATAAGCGGTATCGCAAACACCAAAGGAACTGACAATACCGTTACTTTAGATAACGGTACTGTGATGTTTGTGTCTTATTCTCAATACGTAAAACTGTTTTCAACTACCGATGGCGGTTTGTGCTTTGCTAAGGTTCTGAAGAGCTTTAATAATGCGCCTATGGCTGTTATTGAAGTTGATATTGCAGGTAACATTGTCTGCAAAGCCAATTCAGACGGAACTTACAGCGGTCTTAAATGTACCTTGTTTGCTCCGGCTATAGACATGGCAGACCTTAAAAATCCGGCTAAGTCGTACTTCCAGTTAGGCTATATGCCTGATTACTTCGTAGACAATGCCGTAATGCTCCAGGATGGCAAGCCTTTGCTTGACTTGATTGGGTTGTTTGACTTGACTATTAAGGATGCAGGAAAATCAAGCATAACTCAATTATCAATCTATCTTTCAGATGATTGCTGCGGAGATAATGTAACCGCTGATTACCAAGATGCTATTACAAATGCTGCTAGTGTGTTTAAAGTTACAAGCCCTACTGGAGCAGACGTTCCTGTAACAGATGTTGCTTTTGATGCTTCAGACGATTCATTTTTGTTAGACGGAACGTTCACAGCTGGGACTACTTATACTGTAAGTGCATTGCCGAGTGACGTGATGTTTGCAGTAAATATTGAAGGTATTGAAATAGCTTCCGGTGCAGTAGCTGTGCCTTAATATAGCTGTCTTTGTTTTGTTGTCATTTTTGAGGTTTGAATTTGAAGGGGCGTATCTTGCTCAGTGCGCCCCTTTTTTAAAACTTGTTTATGCCAAAAGGTAATAATTTCAAAGGCTTCAGAAGGTTCATACAGAAGGTTAAAAAGTTTGAGCCGCCACAAGAGCTTGAAGAGGTATTGGAGGTTGAGTCAAGGGATATAGTGAACGCCGTTAAACTTCAGTTGTCAAGAGGTATTGACGGAAACGGAGAGAATGTTTACTTGCAAAAACTTGCCGGCAAGTCTTATAGCTACGCCGCAAGGACAATAAAGAACAAGGATATAGTTGGTGTTGGTCTTGGTGCTGTTACAGATCACATAACCAACTACATGAGGGGAAACTTCTACAATTCGATTTTCGTAGAAACATTTGATGATGGAAGCTGGCAAGTTCAGAGTAACAGTCCATTGATAGGACTTATAAGAGAGCGCAGTGGAGCTGCTATAATTAATTTAAGTCCTGAAAGTACAAGGTTTTTGTTCGAGGAGAAGATGGCTCCTTTGTTACAAGAAGAAATAAACGAGTTGTTCTATGATGTGTGAAAATGTAGTAATCGAATCTTTCATACTTGCGTGGTTCAATAAAAACTACGAAAAATTATCGAAAGAGGATTTTGAAAAAGTATATGCCGAATACATAGATGTGGCAGGACTTTATCAAAGTAAAGAGTTTGAATTAGTAACTTATATCAATTACTTAAAAAATAGAATTTATGTTTTAAGAGCCGTAGTTTATTCGCAAGAAAAATTTTACGACACTTTTAAAACTCCATATATTCCAGGTTTGGAACTCATAAAAGAGCAATTTGGATTTACATACGAGTGGACTGGAAATGACAAGACATTCATTTATTTTTTGCGGAAAATAGAAAATCAAGCTCGAACCAAATCGACTGAATTGAAACGCAAGGAGTTTGAATTTAAGACTTTGCAAGATGCTAAGATGGAAGGCAATGTTTCTAAAGTTCAATCGAGGCACGAATTTATAAGAATGTTAAATTCGTTAAGCAAGCAAGGGTATAAAATCGAAAGAGATAAAACTACGATTGAAGAGCTTGCATTGATTATAAAGAGCGTTCAAGAAGAAGCTGTTAGGATTGAAGCTGAATCTATAAAACATACAAGATGAGCCAACAGAATTTATTAGGTGTAGGTTTTGATGTTAATGCGCTTAGTGCAGAAGCACAACAAGTTCTTGCTATAGTTGAAAAATTATATGCAGAATTAAAGAAGTATGACGGTATGAAGATATCGCCTATTAGTGCTGGCGGAATGTCTGAACTTGTTGCAGCTGCTAAGGCTCAACAAACTTCTATTGAATCTTTAAATAAAACTGTATCTGATTTGGCGCTTGCAACTAGAGCGTACAATCAAGTTGCAAATGAAACTGCTGCCATTAACGCAAAGATAGCCGTATCATCTTCTGATGTTGCCAAAGCTAACGCTGCCGCCAAAGTTCAATTGCAGGAGAACAATAAGGCATTAATGGATAAAGCAAGGCTTGAAAACGATGATTACCAGTTAAGAAAAGGAATTGAACAAGAAGAAAAAGATAATGCAACCAAAGCTCTTGCTGAAAAGAAAAAAAATGATGCTGCTAAGACCGCTTCTGACAGAGAATATACAAGAACTTGGAATAGGTTGCTAAAAGAAAGGGATGCCGAAGAAAGGAAAGCTGAAGCTAAAAGAATACGTGATGCAAGAGCTGAAGACAGAAGGCGTGAAAAGGAAGGTCAAAATGCTCTTAAACAAAATGACTTATTGGCTCAACTTAAATTGAAACAGGCAGATTTACAAACAAGAATTGCAAATGCAGAATTAAGCGGAGGTGTTGTTACTCCACAATCTGCTGCTGCACGAAATGCTTTAGTAAAAGAATTGACTGAAGTTAATACGGCGATAGCAAGTGTTAATAGCACTTTTGAAAAAGCTGGTTCAAGTGGAGCTGCCGGTTTTGGAAGAACATTGAATGGACTTATGGGTCCTGTAAGACAACTTGCGTATATACTTCCAGGTTTGGGTATTGCAGGTATATTTAATCTTGCATTTGAAGCGATAGGCAAAGCTGCCGAGGCTATGGGTTTGTTTAATAGTGAAACCGAAAAAGCTATTGAAGAAGGTGAAAGATTGTTAGACCATTTTCAAAAACTCAATAAAGCTATTTTAGATAGAGCGGAAGCATTATCATTGGCAGATAAAGCTCAGGTTGATTATTTTAAAAATCAAAAAGAGCAAGCCGAAGCAAGAGGTGAAAATTTTGCTCAAACAATAAGTGAAACAGATGCAGTTTTAAATGCCGATAAAGAACTTGCCGAACAACAACTTAAACGTCTTGGATTTACACAAGAAGAGTACGATAAATTAAACAATGAAGTAAATAGATTAACCGAAACTCAAAAAACACAACTTTTAGCAGTAATTGCGCTTGATAAAGAAATTGAAAAAATAGAAGGTGAAAAACCAGAATTAACTCCTGCTGCCGATGAATTTGGTGGACAGTCTGCGGCTTTTCTTACACAACAGAAATTTAAAATTAAAAAGATAAAAGACAAACAAGATGAAATTCTTCAGTTGTCTGGATTGGCAAATAAACAATATGCAGCAGATTTAGAAAGGTTTAATACTTTGCATGATGCTAGAAAAGCAGTAGATGATGCAGACCAAAATATTTCCATAGAAGCTCTTAAACGTAGTAAATATTTCGCTGATGAATATAGACAAATAGTATTGAGTAATGCTTTGTATGCTGCAAATTCATCTAAAGAGGCTAACGAACAGATACTTAATGATGATTTGAAAACAACTGAAGAAAGGATAGCTGCATTAAAAGAAATATCTAATGCAAATATATATGCTGCAAAAGCTAAATATGAAAATGTAGTTAATACTATAGGTGTATCGCAATCTGCTGTAACTGAGGCTTTGAACGATTACAATATGGCTCTCCTTACTAACGAAAACAATACTACCGAGAAGTTGACTAGAATGACATTAGATTTCTATTTGAAAAAATTGGAACTAAATCATCAACAACATCAAACAGAATTATTGCAAGAGCAACTTAACGATAAAGAATTAATGGATAACGACCAAGAAGGTTATTCAAAGAGACTTGGTGCTTTGATGGAATACACTAACGACAGGGAAGAAATAGTGTGGAATCAGTACATGAAAGAAGTTGATATTGCCAAAAAAACACTTCCTAAAGATTTGTTAGATGATAAATTAAAACAGTTGTTTGCTGAATATCAGAAGCAAATTGCAGATATTGAAAACGGAGTTAGAAAAGAAGCGTATCAAATATCTCAAAGCTGGTTTGCCAAACAACAAAAATTAATCAAAGAGCAAACTGATTATAGTGAAGAAAATGCAAAGCGTTCTGCCACAAAAGAATTAACAGAGTTGAATGAACAATTTGCCGACAAGGAAATATCTTATCGTAAATTTGCTAGAAGAAGAGAAGCTCTTGAATATGAATCCGCTGTTAAAATCAAAGATGCAAAAATCAAAGAAGATACAGCAGAATTAGAAAGGCTTGAAGGATTACAAAAAGAGTCTCAAGCGAATTTAGGTAGAGGTTTATTGGCTTTATTTAATGCAAGAAATGCTGTTGAAACAAAGACGGCTTTAGGTCAAATTGATGCAGCTAAAGAACAGGTTGCAACACAAGGTAAAGCTATTGGAGATAAAAGAGATGAAATAGCCAATACGGAATATCAGAAACTTCTTTTAACAAACAAAGCAAAAGAAGATGCCATAAAGCAGACTAATGCCAACTGGATGCAACTTGAACAAGAAGCTGTAAATGGCATACAAACAATAGTTGACCAAGCGTTTGACCAAAGAATTGCAAAACTTAATGAAGTTGCAGAGGCGTATCAACACGCTGCTGATATGGAGATAGATGCGATTGAAAGAAGTACATTATCCGCAAAAGAAAAAAATGCTTATGAAATTCAGTTAAATGCGCAGAAGGAAGCGAGGGAACGTAAACTCGCCGAAGAGGTTAAAAAGATTTCTCACGATAAAGCAGTGTTTGACAAAGCAGTTTCTATGGCGCAGATAATACTTAATACTACATTAGCTGTTACAGGCGCATTGGCTCAGGCTAAGACATTAGGTATAGCCGCTGCACCTTTGGCGATATCCTATGCTGCCGTAGGTGCTGCTCAGTTAGCCATTGCCGCTGCAACTCAAATACCGGAGTATGCTGAAGGTGGTATTCATAAAAAAGCTGGTCTTGCATTGTTTGGTGAAGCAGGTAGTGAGTTGGTTAGAGAGCCAGGTGGAAAGTCTTACATTGCAGACAAACCAACTATTAAACATTTGGAAGCAGGAACACAGTTGATACCACTGTATAACATACCGAGTTTTTCAGAAACGAAGAATGAAAGTTGGGCTCAAACTATGTATTTGGGTAAACAAATTGCAAAGAGCAAAAGGGAAATCAAGAACATCTTCAAGCCAAAGATAATCGTGGACTTAAATCGTCAAATCTATATAAATCGTATCTTACATGGATAGGACTATTCAGCGAGATTTTTACAGCTACCTGCATAACGGTGCAGGCACATATTTTTCTTTTGTGGATAATGTACTTCAGACTTCTACGTCTTCGGATGGTATGGAGTTGGAGTTCAATCCTGCAAACCTGAAAGATATGGTTCTTGCATTTGGTACTAACAAGGATTATTTCTCTGGAGTTCGGGCAATGTTAGTTAACTGGACAATGATTGGCGATGGGGCAGATATACTTCGTACATTAAAGTACAATGGCAAAGGTTATGCTGAAGAAGTGCATTTGTTGGTAGTTCGCTGGAATCCAGACGATGATATTTACTATCCTTACTACAACGGCAGATTTGATTTGGCTCAAGCGAGAGATACTCTAACCGGATATGCAGCGCCTTGTTTAGACGCTTCTGTGTGGGGAATACTATCACAGAATGACGATGTAAAGTATTCTATTGATTGTTCGTATCAAGCAGAGAATGCTGTGCCTATTTTGTTCGATGGTATAAATTTAAAGTCAAGATATACGTATCAACCAGTTGGCGCTCCGTTTGTGCATGGGTTAGGACCTATTTCTTTTTCACTCGCTTTTCCTATTGTATTGGTTAATTCAGACGGAGACAGTTCTGGTATAATAACAAGTAATCAAAGCTATCAATATTCTGATACTTCATTTGACCAGAACTATATATACAAACCAACTAAAGATAATATCGCTCATCTTTTTGGTACGTTTAGTTTTCAGTTTAAAGCTAATAATAATAGCGCCGTATCATTTCAGTTGATTGCAAGATGTAGTTTGAGTCAATTATTGGTACTTGGAGAATTCTCGTTTTCGGCTACAACTACTTATTCTCAACATTCAGTTACATTTAATGAGTTCATACCATTACTCCCAGGTGAACAAATATTAATCTTGATTGAACCTTTAGCTTCTCCAGACGCTAACGAATGGACTTTTCTTCCAGATGTAACTAACATATTCATAGAAACAACAACTAAGGCAAACGCTTCTATCGTTTATGGAAGAAGACCTCTTGATGTGATACGTGAAATAGTTGCAAAAGCTACTAACGGAAAGTACACTGCACATTCTTTGTTTTATTCCACAAATAAAAATCTGGTATTGACTTGCGGTAACGCTTTAAGAGATGCGCCAAATGCAGTCATTCAGGCTTCGTTTAAAGACTGGATGAACTCGTATGATATAGAGCATTGGATAGCTTTCAGGATAATAAACAATCAACTATGGATTGAGCCTGTTCCTATCGTTTACGATGATAGCACTAACTTATTAGACATTGGTGAAGTTAGTGAAATCGAAGTTGAAGATGCTGCTGAATATCTGTGCAATGAAATTAAACTCAATATGCAGAAACAAGATTACCGCCGTTCAAGCGGTAGGCTTGAGTTTAATGGATTGAACACTTTTTCTGTTTACCAGTTTAACGTAAAGAAGAATTTGGATTTAATATCTCCGTTTAGGAAAGACTGTTATGGTATGGAGTTTATTCGCCTTGATTACCAGCAACAAAGTACAAAAGACAATTCTGGTGATAGCGATGTTTTCATGGTAGATATAACAGACCAAACAGGAACGGCAGACGTAGGTGTTCAAAACTATGTTTCAATAGATGTTAATAATCAGCCACTTGCGCCTATAATATACTTTCCTTTTGATGATGATATTATCTACAACAGACATCCTGTAGTTAGAGGCGTATGCCAACCTAATACTACATTCAATGTTTACGTAGATGGAAGGTTTGACGGAACAGGTACTTCGGATGCTACTCCATACGGAAACTTTGTTTACAACATTCAGACAGAACTTTCACCGTTTGAAACAGGGCAAGGTAGTAAAGATGGCATACACTTAATAGAACTTACGTTTACTGATTTGACAGGAACTACATCATCGAGAACAATAACTATTCTTGATGGAGTTCAAACTACTACATTCAGCAGCGTTAAGAACGGAGATAACCTGTACGATAATAAGCCGTTATTAAGAGGTTTTCTTGAAGCCGGAACTACAGTACCATTGCTTATAGGCGGTGTTAATATGGGCAATATAACTGGTGATGGAAACGGAAGATGGTCTTATAAAGTAACAACTCCGCTTGCTAACGGAACTCGAGTACTGCAAATAGGCGCTGTAGTAATAACCGTCAATGTTTTTTCTTTTGTGGAACATCCGCTTTTGACCTCGTTTTTGGAAGGCTTTATGTTAGTAAACAATTTGCCATTAGTTGAAGGCGTTGCAATTCCAGGAACCGTAGTTAATCTATGGTTAGATTATTATGAAGGAAAGGCTATTGGAACTGCAACTGCTGATGCAAGCGGGAACTGGTCTGTTCAGTTAGTGCCAATGACTAAAACAGACGGAACTACACCATTAACTCCTATTCCAAACGGCAACCATATTATATCTACTGATTTGCAGATACTTGATGTACCGATAGGTATAAGTGGATTTTTGCTTAACAGACCTGCTTACACAGATATATCTGGAGTTATTGACAATACAGTTTTCAATACAGAATTAACTCCAAAGCATAATCTCCTAAAGAGAATGAGATACTGGAAGTCGATTTTCGCACAGCAACCTGATACCATAATTAAGTTTGAAACTGGAGATAAGAACATTGCGTTTTCGACTACACTGAATGGTGTTACCACAAAAGAAAATAGTGATGTTAAATTATCCGACTACACAGATTTACCTTTGTTCATACCTTACATTCTAAACTTCACTTGCGAAACGCCGTTCTTTTTTAACGAGATAATGCACAACTTTAACAGTGGCGGATTGGTAAAGATGACTCATCAAGGCTTTGATATTTGGTGCTTACCTATTGGTGATATGAAAGTGAATGATGTTACTAACAATGTGCAGAAATGGAGTCTTTTGGTATCAGCTAAAACTCCTTTAAATACGCTACTCAATTTATCAAGTTTCGTTTCAAATCTAAGTTATATGGCAGATACAATTTACCGAAGCGACTACAATACTCTTCACATGGTTAAGTACAACCACTCTGTTGAAGAACCTGAAATCCATGAAGATTGGTTTCAGAACAGGAATGACAGATGGGTGAACAATCCAAAATACGTTCAGAAGATTCGTATTGACGATGGTTTAGTAGACCAGATAATAACAAAGTTCGAGTACCAAAGAACAATCCAGTTAAGAGCTTTTGACGGTTGCGGAAACTTAAAGGCGACTTACGCATACGCACCAGTTACACCTTCGCCAATTCAATCTCCTGAAGTATTGCAACAGGTTACTGTTGATTTAAACGCTTTAGGCGAGGGAGACTTTTATTTCGTAATCTTTGTTGATTATCTTACAGCGTCAATATCCGAACTCGTTTCAATCAGAAAAGAGCATTACGGAACTATACTGATTGATGGCTCAAGCAGAAGAAACAAAACGAATGTAGTATTCAGTAATGGTTGGAGAGCCAAAGTTCGTGTTGAAGGTTTAGTTCAGAAATGGATTGGAGATATCGAGTCTGTTATTAACGAAGATGAAATAGGGGATTTCGATAACCTAAGAGCAATCCTTTCAAAGAAACGTACTATGCTTTTCGGAGATGGAACTGGTATTCCTGATTGGCTATATCTTAAAATCTGCCATATCATACTTCTTGATAATCTATACATTCAAAGAGTTGGTTATACGATAGCGAAAGATGCAAGCGTTGAACCAGTTGATAAAATTCCAGGTTATCCGTCTTATCATTATGCAGTTAATTTCAGACTTGCTGATAATACGCAAGGATTTAACTTTACTGAATTTGTACCTTACAATCAGATTATAGATAATGCTATAATGGCAGATGATGATAGGTACATAGATGCAGCAGAACAAAAACCATTGCTAAGTAATTAAACTAATTAAATAAATTTATATGGCAGAAACTAATATAAGCGGAGTAAAAACTAACGAACTCCCTGCGGTTGTTTCAGTTACAGACCAGCACTTGTTTATGGTTGCCGATAAGACAACTGGGTTTGCATACAAGGCGACTGAAGAACAGGTTAAGGAAGCTATTGCCGTTAATACAGATTTCAAGACAGCAGTACCGACAACAGTTCCGGTTACTCCTTCCGATGGAACTGTATATCTTCCTATGGTATCTGGAACTTACACCAATTTTAAAGACCAAGCAAATGCTTCTTTGGTTGTTGCAGATACAGATGCGTTTCCATACTTTCTTTATAACGGAACGTACTGGACTAAGAGAACCAGTGCAGCCGATTTGACTCTTTACGCGACAGATGCAGAGTTGGCTGCCGTAGGTACAAGCGTAACAAAGGTTGAGAACCAGCAAAAGAAATTTAGGTTTTTTACTGATGATTTGCCTAACAATTTCTTTAAGGAGTTGCATTTATATGGCAAGACTTCTCTATACACAAACTATCGTGTAACTCAAATAAAGAATAATGTAGGTACGACTAATCCTTATAACATTACAATAACTGCATTCAATGGAACTGCTGATATTAATGTGTGTGCTTGGATTTCTAATTCAGGACCTAACTACAATATTGTAATGAAGGAATACAACAACTCTGGTGTTATGGGAGTTGCTGTTGTAGATTGGAGTTCAATAGCAGAAGCGACTTATTTGACTCCTTATCCTATAAATAATAAATACGCATTTGCGTCTTATTCTCCTTTTGCAGCATTGCAGAAATTTGATTTAGATATAGCTGATACTCCTGGAACTAAGTTTACAATTAGTGAGTTTAGTTTAAGCAAAACCAATTACAATTTAGTACCAGTTGTAAATGCAAGAACTACCGAGCCATTAAGTATTCCTGACGATGGTATTATTATCTGTAAAGGAATTTATAACTTTGCAGCAACAAACTTTGGCATTATGTTTTACGATGCAGACGGAACTCCTCATCCGCCTACTACATATTCACCTGCTGGACTGTATTTCACTTTCGATGTAAGTACAACTGCTTATAAGTATTATAGGCTTTCTGGACAGAAAGATGAAAAACCGACTATATTTCACAAGATAACAAAGCCGAAATCTAAGCCTGATTTAATTCAGTCGATTATTTTAGGTAATGAAGACACATACAAACAGTTAATCGAAACTGGAACTTATACAATTCCAGCTCCTTTATTCGAGTATTACAAGAACTTGTATAATGCAACAACTGGAGCGCTTTCGAGTTCAGGTGTTGCTTCCACAAGAAAAATATATGTTCATCTGGCTAATAAAATATCTTATCAGTCATTCAAAGCGTCTACTGTTGGTATGAGTTTTTACGATAAGAACATGACTCTAATAAGTTCTGTTATTGATAACGTATCTCCAACTGGTACGGTGAAAGAAGCATTAATTCCAGATAATGCTTATTGGGCTTTTCATCCTTACTCAACTTTGGATGATGCAATAGCAAAAGGGTTTCCAGCATTTGATAAGATAACATTAAAGAAGAACAAGTTTCTGTCTTCATCTGGAACTCCAGAAGGTGCTACGCTGGAATATATGTACAAAGTTAGCGAGAATGTTCTTGGAACATTAGCTAATGTTACTATGCTTGTAGACACCAACGTTAATCTCAACTCTGGAACAATGATACTCGATAACGTGGAGTTGGTTTTCGTTAAAGGTATTAAGCTAACTAACGGCACATTGTCTGGTAGCTATAATATATCAACAAGTGATTACCAGCAGGTATTTGATATTCCAGGCGGTAGTTCAGTTGGAGTTTCATTGGCTGGTAAATGTAAGAACAAGTATTTATCTGTACAGTGGTGGGGTGCAAAGGGAACGAGTGCGTATATTAAAGATGCTGTATATACAGCTCTATACGGACAAGGAGTTGATGATACTCCGCCTATCAACTGGGCTTTATTACAGGCAAAGAACTTAGGTGGCGCATCTGTATTTGTACCTCCTACAAATGGCGCTTATTGGGTTAGATGCCAAACTAAATATGCTAATCAGCACGACCCTTCAGACCACGGTGACTTTAATGCAATAGACATTTACGATAATACAGAGTTGTTTGGAGACAGGAATTTTTCTAAGCTGGTTGTTGTAGACTATCAGATAGCAGCAGATTATAATGCTTTAAATCCTATTTACAGAACAAGAGATTTAATGGGCTTTGCACCTTGGACTCAAGCTGAAATGGATGCGATAGGTAAAGGCAGCGTATCTAAAATATTTTTTAAAGTAGGAAGGAGCAATGTTACAGTGCATGACTTGTATATGGATTGCAGAGTTTCTATGCACCCCTCCAGCGATACAGAAATTAACAGCATAGTTTGTTGTATCTACTCTGTTAAATTTAGTGATGAAGCAACTGGTACAACTTACGGAAGGGGTAAAGATTGTATCTTTAGAGATAACACTTGTTACGATGTTGCAGTAGCCTGCCTTGTTAAGAACCATAACGGAACAGGGGCTGGTTACAAGCAAGTGAGCAGAACTCTGGTTATGGGAAACATAGTCGTTAAGACTTCCAACAAAGCATTTGAGTTCAGCAGAATTGATAACGCTGTATGTAGTCATAACAATGTACGTCTTGCTCAATGCTGCTATCAGGCAATCTTCGATACTACAAATGTAGTTTTCTCTAATAATATTGGTTCGGAGTCAAGAGATGGAATAGACTTAGCACAAGGCGCACTTGATTGTATAGTTGCAAACAATATAATTACAGAGTGCGATGCTCCATTTCTAATAAGAGCTGATGCCGGAATTATCTCAACTGAATTTATAACGGAGAACCTGTACATTACAGGAAACATATTCGAGCAAAAGGCAGTTTCGGTTTACACTTACTTGTTTGCGTTTCAAGGCGCATCTGCTCATACTGATACAGTATCTGGATTTATGCACGTTAGAAATGTAGTAATCGAGAACAACAACTTTAGAGGGAATCTTGCTGTAATAGGAATGAACACAAATACTCAACAAGGTGGAAAACTTGCATGGCTTGTTGAGAATGTAACATTTAGAAACAATAACTGGGATTGCAATATTAACATACAGCAAGGAATTACTCAAAGTGGAGTTAGACCGCAAAGCGTTGTTAAAGATATAATATTCGAGGATGTAATTAAAGCTGGTCGCAGTCTATCTGTACTTGGCAATACAGGAAGAATAACTTTCGCAAATAAAAAAATTGTTGGTACGGTTAGTGTAGACGGAACTGGTAAGGGCGCTATTGTTTTTACTCAATCTGAAATCAGCGGAGTTCTTGCAGTTCCAGCTGGAAACATATTATTGTTCTTCGATACATTAGTAATTCCTGGCTCGTCAATAGACGTAACCGGAGCTACAATCCAAGTAGACAGAAGATACTCGTTAGCATGAAAATAATAATGATATTTTTTCTTTTGTGGATAATCTGTATTTTTTCCTGTAAGTCTCCGAATAAGATACAGTGGTCGCAGAAAGTTTTGACGGTTGAGCAAGACTCGATAAGTACCACTGTCATACAAAGAGATAATACAGTTGATAGTGTGCGCTATAAGAAAAGTACTCATTACGAACAGAAGTCGCCACGAACTGTACAAGGTAAGTGGTATCTGGTAGCAGCAATATTAATTGGAGTTGCAGCTATCTTCTTATTAAGAAACTGATTTTCTAACAATTAAATATAAATTTTATGAAGTACTATCGGGCTACTCAGGATATAGTTGCACCAGACGGAAAGGTAATTCCAGCTGGCTCAATTACATCTGAAATAACTTACAATGGCAAAGACGCTGCCATTCAAGCTATGTTTGAGGATGATGTTGAAACAACTGTAGAAATTGCAGAAGAGTTACCGCCGCCTGCATCTCCACCTTCAGGCGATGCCGCCTCATTCGACCCTCCTGCAAAAGAGTGGGATTTGCCTTATGCAGACCATACTGGATATGATGATGATGTTGTTGAACCAGGCGAAGATGATGATGAGCCTGTTCACTCTCATCCTCACAATCCGACTGATACTCATGGTCATTAAGTTGCGTGTTTTTTAAAATGGGTTTATATAGAGTTACTACGGGGAGTGTTTTTACACACCCCTTTTTTATGAGATAGATCCTTGCCCAGTAATCGCTAAAATTGCGCTGGCATACGTTTATATTGCCATAAAATTTGATGCCAATACTCGTCAAGAAAAGCGCCAAGAATCGCAAGATTTATGCCATATATAATACAGCGTAAAAAGCCAAAAAAGCGAATATTTTAACAAACCTTTAACATTTCATTAACACTTTATTAATAAAATCTTATTTATATTGCAGTTTGTTCAAAATCAATAAAAATGAAGGTGTTAGTGGAAAGTTTAATAGATACGTACAGCAAAGGGCTTTATAGAGTTGACAAATGTGCGACGCTGGAAGAGGCTAAGGACATTACTATTGAACTGAATATATACAGTGGACTATGTTATGCTTCTGCATTTCATTCGTGTAGTGATCAAGACGCTGAAGAGTTTATACTCCAGTTGGCTGGTGATTTTCCTGATATAGAAATTAATCATGTATGGAAACCTCCTTGCCTTTGCACCAACATTGAAGATTTGAAAAAAGCATTGGAAGTTCGCTTAGATTACTTAATTAAAATATTGCCGGTATGAGTCCGAAACAAACATTACTCAAAGATTTGAAAAAGAAGATTGAAGATTTGCAAAAAGATATTGATGATATAGATGATGAAATCGAAGAGCATGAAGATGAAATATCTGATTTGAAAAGTGAGAAACTTGATAAAGAGGAAAAGATTTTAGATTTGGAAGAGCAATTCATAAAACTGGAAGAGCAACCTGACGAAAACGTATTCGAGAACGAAGCGTACATACCTAATCCAAATCAACTAAAGTTATTATGAAAACAGAACAAGAGTTCCTTGCTCGTATTTGGTCTGTAATAAACGCTGATGAAGATTTAAAATCCAGAGTTCTTACTGTTAAAATATTAGGCGAAGAACTTGATGAAAACGGCAAACAACTTTTTGAAATTGAGATAGTATACTATGACCACAAAGAAAATGCAGGTGATTAATACAGCCACCCCGCAGCAAGCTGACGAGGTAGATAACAAATAAACACTATGAATAAGAATTTAAATGAGCTTGCTGTATTAATACACAAAAATAATATTGACAAAGGATTTTATGAGAAAGAAAAGAATATAGGCGAAATGCTTTGTTTGATACATAGCGAAGTAAGTGAGGCATTAGAGGCAGACCGTAAAGAACATTATGCGGTAAAGTCTTGGAATATGGAGAATAATGTAAGCAGTCTTGATTTTGAAAAC